CTATGCCTTAAAGGAGATGTCCTTGTTGAGCTATACCTATTTAGAAAAAAGAATAAAACGAGCGTTAAGGGGCAATTTAGAAGCTAAAATATAAAGAAAACCCCCCTTTGATATAATCGCCAGGGGGAGGAGGAGAGAGGAGGAGAGAAAACTTATAATTGCTCGATAATACTGAGCGTGATGCTTGTTGCTCCTTGTGCCACTTCCTCGAAAGAAAATACATCTTGATTGAATCTTACTTTTACAGAATTAGCTCCTGCGGTTACGCCATTTACGTCACAATGAGGTGATCCACTACCACCTACAACAGATATTGGGATTCCTAATTCTTCATTCTCAACATAACCAGAACCACTTGTAGTAATACTAACAGAATTAACAGCATTAGAACTAATTACAACAGTAGCTTTTACACCAGTACCAGAGCCACCAGTGAGTTCTACGTTAGTATACGTCCCGTCAGTATGACTGCTTCCACTCGTAAGGCCATCAACTGCATCCACACCATTTGCGAAATTATCTTCAGCAAAATAAAAAAAGGTTTTTTCCCCGTCAGCGTAATCTATCAATACTTGAAGTATCGCCTGATCTGTAGCGTTCAAAAACGTGTAAGTCATTGACCACGTTCTTCGCTTTCCGTATCTTTCTACGGTATACACTTCACCACCGACAGCTTGATTTACTAATACTCCAGTGTAATCTGTTCCGTATTGAACTCCAATGTTTGGATTTCTGCTGGGTGTGAATGTCGCTTTACTTGCCCCATTACTTCCGTCATCAAATGCTGCACTTGTAATTGCCATATTATTTTCCTTATGTTGCTGTTACATCTACAAATTCAGCTTGCAGTTTCCCAGAACTCCTTGTTAAAGATGTGACCATAAAATACGTCCCAGAAAAGCTCTTATTAAAAGCGGTTGCAGGGATCATAGATGAAAAGGTGCAAATGTCTCCCAACTCCATATCGAATAAAGTTGGATTAACTATCCCAGCTTTCATTATAACTCTTGGTGATGATCTTAAATTTCCGTAATAATTAATGAATCCAGCATTAGGAGAAGCAGGAGTTAAATCAGTACCTATTCCCCCTGTCAAAGCATCTAAATTATAATTAACTACTTTGGCAGTTGGTATATTATAATTGCCTCTGATCGTGGATTCTGAAGCGGTAGTTTGACTTCTATAGTTTCTTGCTTTGCCTGGATGTGGGTCGTAATTAACTAATATATCAGTTATTAAACTTGAAAGCGGAGTATGAGCATAACTTATATCGGTAAGGTCGTTTTTATCTAAAGTATGATTAGCCGAGGAATAAGAGTCTTTCGCAAATATATATTTAATATCACCAGCAGATGAAAACGTGCTTACAAATCCACCTTCAAATTGTATTTTATCTAAAAACTTTTTTGCTGGGATAGACTGTAGTAGATTATATCTACAAGTCCAGGAAGCTCTTGCGGTGTTTAAGTCTGACCAGCCATCTGGGTCGGCAGTTCCGCCTCCATCAGTATCTACACCTAAAATATTATGAACAAAAGACCTGTGAGCTTCGTGGATCTTACTCACTCTGGTAGAGCTTCCTTTGTAACCTTGCGTTTCTCCATCGGCTGCACTATAAATAAATTCTACATCTTCTTTAAATTTTGTTATGTATGCAAACACTTCTTTAATCTCTACAACCGCAGCTGGACTCGCACCACTTGAATATTCAAATTTAACCAAAACATCTACGCTAACAGCATCAGCAGTAGCTATTACATAAGAAGTTCTGTCACTTGCATTTGTAGCAATTTCCGCTTCTATACCTGTTCCAGCGTTTGCTCCGTCGGCATCTAATAATATTAATTGGACATTTACATTAGCCAAATTATTATATCCAGTAACATCATAATTTGCTTTTGCTCTTTGTCCTATTTCTAAAGCACTATCAAAAACATACCTTTCCTTGTAAGAATAAGTTGCTGCGGAGACCGATCCAATCGGAAAAGTCAAAGTCCCTTCGGTGGCATCGTTTAAATCATAAGTATTAGATAAATTTGCTGCCGTTATTTCTGAACTTGTCGTAATTGCACTATTAGAAACTGGAGCGACTTGATAAATATGTTTCCCAGATACTGGAATTTTAAAAACTTTAACATCGCCAGCAGTTGCATTATTATAAGTCCCCCCATGATACTTTATGAACATATCGTAATTCGGGACATAAGTAGAAACCTCCTGGGAAGTCTCGGCAAGAGTCCCACTTACAAAAGACATTCCAGTTGAATCGTATTTAGTGAAAGGAATGGATCGCCAATTATTAGGAGTCCCATTTGTTTTGATTGAATTATGACCAGAATAATCTCCATAAGCCAAAGGAGCAGCCACATTTTCAGCACTATAAACATTTGGAACCGTTACATTATCATAAGGTCTTTTTGCTACTATGTTCAAAGTAACTGTACTATCGTCGTGGCTCACCGATTCTAATCTTCCTTGATATATTTGAGGAGTATTATTGAGGTTCGCAACTGTACCAGATTCCAAGCAAGAGAACACCTTAACATCGCCATTCAAATAGTAATTACTACCAAATAAAAAATCCTGCCTTAAATCGGAATCATCTTGCAATTCTAAAGTTAAGTTGCTCACAGCAAAAGATGAGCGAAAAATATTAATTGATTCCCTTATTGACGGGCTGTTCATTATTATCCCAGAATATGCAACGCTATTAACCGTCTGGTCGAAAAAAGAAAACGACTTAAATCCACTTCCATCTGTTTCGTGAACTTGTATAAGCCAGTTTTCTCTCATCCCTGAGATAGGTGCCCAATCCCCTTTAGATAAAGCCATTTACGCTAACCCCAAACCTTGTACCCGATTAATCTCTGGAATAATTGTATCTCTTACAAATTCCTTATTCGTGACTGGCCCAAGAAAATTGATAGTCATTCCCCCACCGCCTTGCCCTGAAGATGGTCTTGATGCTGGCGTAATGCTTACACGCTCTGGCCCAGCTTCACCTGCCATAATTAGAGTAGGCTTTGATACCATTTCATCCATACCAAACTCGGCAAATCTAACATCCCTAACGCCTGCCTTTGCAGCCTCTAACACGGCTATCGCAGCAATCGCTGCAGCTATTCCACCTGGAATCCATGTAGTTGCTAAAGCCGAACTAACCGCCCCAGAAGCAATAATAACTCCTTGTAAAGCGGTCATTACATTTATGATAAAGCCCTGAAATGCTTCCCCAGCACTTTGATCTGGATCAAAAGCTGTGCTTAAAGCAGTTGCCAAATGATGAGATAAATCAATATTGTTTTTCATACTTTTAGCATTTTCTTTTTGCTTGTCTGTTAGCATCCCCAATTTCTTAGCTTCTTCTGGATAAAGTTTAATAAATTCATTCCTTAGGTCGGCTTGTTGCTGTTCAATTGTTACGTTATTTAATAATGTTTCGGCATATCCTTCAAATCTTCCAGCAAAAGTTTCAAATTGTTCATTGATACCTGAAAATCTTTCTACATCTTCATCGGAGAATATTTCTATTTCTGAAGTGTCTTCAGCAATCGCATTGTAATCAGTATAAATCCCTATTCCTTCTTCTACTTTTGCAATCAATACGGCATATCTATCTGCTATAATTTGAATTTGTTCTGAAGATAATGCGGTGCTTTCATCTACAACTGACATTGTACCAGATAATAAATTAAATTGATCAGCCAATGCCATCAAATCGGTATAAGCCAACGAATTAACTTTTTCTCTAAACTGTTCAAGACTCTCAGTTGGTGCTACTATATCAATAGCTGCATTCTTCGCTTCTTCGCCTAACTCTCTGAATCTATCAATTACATTCTTAACCCCAACGACTATAGTTGTTAAAATAACGACTGGCAGGGCTTTCTTAAAAGCTGCAGCTGATATATTAGCTGCATTTTGAGCAACTGTATAAGCACCTAAAGCGGTTGTTACTATTCCTATTGATGCAGCGTAGTTTATAATACTATCCACTTCTAATCCATTTATAAAAGAAATCGCACTATCTGTTGAATTTTTTACTGCTGGGAGAAATCTTTCCCCTAATCTTGCTGACAATCTATCTACAGCATCTCCTGCGTTTGAGAATTTACCTTCTAAAGTTTCAGCCATTAATTTTGTTGCACCAGCGACTGGCTGTGCTGGGTCTATAATAAATTTTTGTAGAGCTTCCTGGAATTGAGGAAGCGTTAATTCTGTTACATTCTTCACACCTGCGAAAGATGCTACAAGTTGATTGATACCTTTATCCCTGAACATATCAGCAGCACCAGCACCAGCGTTCATTGCTCTACCGAAATTTTGGGCTGCAGTCGCTATATCTACTTGCATAAAAGCTGCAAGATCAGCAATGCCTACTAAAAGATTTTCTGCATCTAATCCAAAGGCTTGTAAAGTCGCACCAGCGTCGATTACCTCTTTAACTGAAAAAGGAGTTTGTGAAGCTATTTTATTAAATTCTTCAAATAATCTATTAGCTTCCTTTTGGCTCCCAGTTAAACCAACAAGCCTCGCTCTAAGCATTTCAAATTGGCCAGCAGTTTTTATTGCTTTTACGCCTACAGCAATCGTAGCTGCAGCTAAAGCAGTCCCAAGAATAGTGGCAGCTTTTTTAGCAGACGATGCTAAATCAACAATCTTATTATCGACACTCCCGATGTCGGACTGTGCTTTGTCTGTCCCTTTTGTTTTAAATACAATATCAAATATTCTACGATTAGCCATTCTTTTTACTTTCGTTTTTACTTATTTGATTTAATTCGTTTTCTATTACCGTCCAACAATCAAGACGAAAAGCAGACACATCATCTAAGTTTCCTGGAGATATGCTCCAGTTTTTGATCCAATGATATTCGTTCATGGCATCCGCCATCCAATCTTCAAAGAAAAAAGGAGGTGAGGCAAATAGAGGTGCAAGATCATAGAGTAAGTGGCCCATAGTTCTTGTCTTTGAAGTTTTAGCGAGTTCAGCGATTGCTTCAACTTCTTTCCATATATCTGCCTCGTTTTTAAACTCCTTCGATTCTGTCGAGGTCGGGGATTGAGCTGTGTATGGGAATTCTGCAAATCGGTCTATTAATTCCAATTTGTAGTAAGTAACCCAAACAAAATAGCTTAATCCCCATTTACGTTTTTTTCCAATCCTATGTAACAGCTAAAGACTTCTTGCAAAACTTGATCCACCTCGACCATTGAAAGACCTTTAAAATCTTTTTCGGTCAATTCGGATATTTCCGCAACTTTTTCCAAAACATCGTAATAGCTATCAGGATCAATCTTACCGTCCCAGAATGCTTTAGCATTTGATTTATGTAATTCCCTACGCTGTTTGTATGTTATGTCTTTTACTTGGTATTGTTTTCCAAGTGCTTTTACTTTCATCTCTCTATCTCCTTTTTTTTTTATTTATTTGATCAAGGGCTGACGTCAATGTTGTACAATAACTGGGTTCCAAGTGCAGTCCCTTCGTAACCAACTTCGAGCATCATTCCTTCTTCAGCACCTTCAATTGAAACGCTGTGGCTTGTAAGAACCGCTTGAGGAATACTGAACCCAATAGCACCAGAACCAATTGCAGCATCTCCAAATAAGATGGGAGCAACGGCTCCAGCCGTTGTTGCTGGATTCTGTAATACAGTTGC